TACAATCTTTCTCGACATACACATTGAATTTTACCGGAGTACTGGAATGCTGGGGTACACTTGAGGAAACCCCAGATCCATATCTAAACGATAAGCGTTGGTTTAAGATTTATCCATCAACTATGTCACAAGACATAGAGTTTATTGGTTATACTGGCACACAGGCGTGGACATTTTCGGCAAATTTCATGTGGCTGAAGTTTAGATATTTCCCAAGTCAAGAAGTCCTTGATCCGGGTGTATTAGCAAAATTGATTGTTAGAACATGAGATTAGTTGAATTTGCCCCAGTAAAAGAACAGCAATTAGATGAGATTGATGTTAAGAGAGCTATGACTGCTGGAGCATTGGCATTAGCCACAGGTATAGGCGGTTCTAATCTGCCAATGCCATCGCAAAATCGCGCACCAGCAACTGAACCTGTAGCAACTAAGAAAGAACAACCAGCACCTGAAAAGAAAGCATTAGATCCTAAACTAAAGAAATTTACAGATATAGTAGTTAAGAAATATAATATTAATTACGAGTTAGCCAGTGAGATTGTGACTCTTGCTAAAAAACACGAAAAGAAACTGTTTCCGAGAGTTGAAGATCTATTAGCAATTATCGGAATAGAAAGTAGTTTCAATCCGCAGGCAGTATCTGGATTACGAACCGACCCGGCAGTTGGTCTTACGCAAATTCGTCCAAATATTTGGGGTCTTGATGCAGAAGGCCTTATGGGCGATATCGAGAAACAAATTTCAGCATCATCGGATATACTTTCGAAATATAATAGACATCTAAATAATAAGGAAGATGCGGTACATGCGTACAATGTTGGGATAACAGCATTTCAGCGCGGCGATTACAATCCTAACTATGTTGCTAAGTTTGCTAACGAGAAACAATTATACCGCTAACATTAGAACATAGCTTGATTTTCTTAATAGAATCTGTTATAGTATCTTAATGATCCTAGAACTAATCACCGATGCTATCCGTTTAAACATCGGGCCATTAAAACAAGCACCAAAGAATTGGAACAAACGTCACTGCATGCTGTGTCATACACAGGGGCACGGCAAAGACACACGTAATCGCTTTGGGATCCAGTTTAACCCTCAATCCATAGCAATGAATTGTTTCAATTGCGGATTTTCTGCCGGATATACAGAAGGGAAAGAATTATCAAAATCAATGAAATTCTTTCTTCGTCAAATTCATGTAAACGAAGAATTTATAAAACAGATTGAATTTGAAATCTTTAAAGAGAAGAATAAGATAAGCGAAGTTAGGGACGGAGATAATGAGGTAGATGCTGAGAGCAAACTAAAATCATTGTTTCAGAAATGGAAAACGGTTGATCTACCTAAAGATTCATTACGAATTACAGAATGGCTTGAGAATGGTTTATCCGATCCACAATTTCTGAAGGTTGTCAATTATGCCATGGATAGGCATATATACGATTTAGATCAATTTTACTGGTCGCCCGATAGAACACATAACTTGAATCAGAGATTAATCATACCTTATTATTATAAGCAAAATATTGTAGGATTTACCGCACGTTTATGCTATGATACGCCTGATAAGAGCATCCCTAAATACTATCAACAATCACCAACAGACTTTGTCTATAATCTAGACAATCATCAAGGCTGGTTGCGTAAATATGTGTTAGTTAATGAAGGTGTGCTAGATGCATGGTGTGTAGATGGTATAAGTACATTGGGCGAGATTGGACAAGCAAAGGTAGATATTATCAATCGCTTACAGAAACAAGTGATTGTGTGTCCTGATAGAGATAAGAAGGGTTGGGACTTAGTTGAAGTAGCAATTGAAAATAATTGGTCTGTAGCGTTTCCAAAGTGGGAATCGAATATAAAGGATGCTGCAAAGGCATCCGAAATCTATGGACGACTATTAACCACTCATTCTATCATTTCTACCGCGGTAGCTGGGAAAGAAAAGATACAATTAACATGGGATATTGAAAATAATGCAAGAAAACGCAAGCGAAATTAACGACTATAGCAAGGATGTAGAGGATCTATTCATTAGTTTTATGATGAGTAGGCCTGACCTGTTTGTTCGTTGTAAAGGTATTCTAAAATCGGATTATTTTGATGATAAGCAGAATAGAGATACCGTAGCTTTCATTGAAGGTTATAGTGTAGATTTCTCGGATATTCCATCATTACAGCAGATTAAGGCACTGACAAAAAAAGATATTGATATTATGGAAGTCGAGGCAGCTACCCACGAGAATTGGTTTCTGCGAGAATTTGAGAAATTTTGTAGGCATAAGGCATTACGTGATGCTATTTTGGCATCACCGGAACTTTTGGATGAGGGAAGATATGGGGAAGTTGAAGCAACCATCAAAGCGGCGGTACAAATTGCTCTTATCAAGGACCTCGGGACTGATTATTATGCGAATCCGAAGGCCAGACTCGAAGCAATTCGAGAAGGGAAAGGGCAGGTATCAACGGGATGGAAAGCCGTCGATGAAAAGCTCTATGGCGGATTTAATAAGGGTGAAATAACAATTTTTGCAGGCCAAACTGGTGCAGGTAAGTCGTTATTCTTACAGAACCTTGCAGTAAATTGGGCAACAGCCGGATTAAATGTAGTATATCTTTCACTTGAATTAAGCGAGGCTCTAAGTTCAATGCGAGTTGATGCCATGCACTTAGGTATAGAAACACGTGAAGTAATGCGTAGCATTGATGATGTTCATATTAAAGTTAGAGCAATGCAACAAAAGAATAAAGGTCAACTTCAGATAAAGCAACTAAAGAATGGATGTACAGCAAACGATATTCGCGCATATATTAAGGAATATGAAATATTTAGTAAAATTAAGGTTGATTGCATCTTGGTAGATTATCTTGATTTGATGATGCCAATGAGTACAAAAATTTCTGCAGAAAATTTGTTTGTGAAGGACAAATATGTAACAGAAGAATTGCGTAATTTAGCAGTTGAATTAAACATGGTCACTGTTTCGGCATCACAATTGAATCGTGGGTCTTATGAAGAAATTGAATATGATCCAAGCCATATTGCAGGTGGTATTTCTAAGATTAATACAGCAGATAACGTAATTGGCATTTTTACAAGTGCCTCAATGAAGGAAAGTGGTAGATATCAAATCCAGTTTATTAAGACACGTTCCAGTTCGGGTGTCGGATCTAAGGTTGATTTAGCATTCAATAATAAGAGTCTACGTATTTCTGACCTAGAAGAAGGTGAGGACAATGCCGTGATAGCAACTACAAAAGATATATATGCTCAATTAAAGAAGAGAAGTGTTGTAAAATCTAATGAAAAGGTCGATCCCAGCTCTGGGGAAATTACCTCTATCACGCAACTTAATAGTAAACCTAATGTATTGGTAGGTGCAGCACTTGTGCGTGATATGCAAAAGAATCGAAAATAAATACTCATTAAATTTGATTAATAGATAAATACAGAAAACGGAGATTATAACTTGTCCATTAATCGCAGAAGCAGATCCATACTAGAGGAAATTAGCACCTATGTTCCTCAGAAGAGTAAAGAAGATCTCATCGAAGCTAGAGCGCAACATATTATAGTTTCGGCTATTAATCTGTTAGAATCAATTGATGAAGCTTTTACAGCCGAGGACGCCGAAGCTTTGAAGAAACGTTTTGTCTCTAGTATTCGCGGCGCCGATCCTAACCGTTTTACCAGAATGGTAAAACGAATTAAGACTGGTTGCGAAGGGGATGAAGACGTCGATGGAAACTAACCTAACTTCCTTAACTAGGCAATGGATTGAGTTTCTAAAGATTAATAAGATTGTCAATAGACAAGCTGATCCTAAAACCGCCCGCCTAAAATATAATAGAAATCCTAATGTACAAGAATTAATTAGATTCGTTGTACGCCTCACTGACTTTGACGAGGAAGATGTAAAGGCAGCAATTAAGACGGTAATGGGTTCTAAAAATCAAGATAGTGGAGAACCTAAATCATTAGCCGGCCCAAAACAAGCCACACAGCCCGAAACTCCAGCATTAGGTGCACCAAAATCTTCCAATGCTTCAACGCAAGAACCTGCACCTAGCACAAAGAAATACTCAAATGATGGTGCTGAGGATATTCCATTTAAGGATCCAGCACAACCACCTGCCTTAACTCAAAAGAAAAAGCCGAGATTTAAATATAAGGGTCCGGGACAGGATCCGGAGCGCCTTAGGGAAGCTTTTTACAATCGCCAAGGTGCTGAATTAAGTGAAGATGACATCAAGCAAATTTTTAAAATTCTGTTGACACCAAAGGCTGAACCAGAAGAACCTTCTCCAGAAGAACCTTCTCCAGAAGAAGTTACCGGTCAGAAGCAAGAATACATGCGAAAATTGAAGCAGATGGTTAGAGAAGTTATGACCCCTGCACAACGAAAGGCCCTTTGGAGAGCATTGGCAGAGCCTAATCTTTCTGAGGCAATCATTAATAGATCCGATGCCGAAGAAGTATTTAAGGATGCTGCAT